TGACTCCTGACGGTTAAACCACTCCCGCCATTCTTCACTGCCCTTCCTGCGGTTGCAATTGCGACACGCTGGGACAAGATTGTTAGCAACTGTGGCGCCACCTTTGTGGCGTGGTTTGACGTGATCTAACGTATCAGCCGGCGCACTGCAGTACGCACATTCACGGCCCCATGCCTCAAAGATTTGCTGTCTAAATTGATGCTTTGCACTGCGTTTTGATACGAGGTTAGAGCCATCAATCGAGTGATCCACGCAATTCGGGGATGGGTAGCACCTGAACCGATAAGCCCAGGATGTGATCATTAGACGGCGCTAACTCAGTGAGCCGCGCCACAAAATCATCAGATACCGCTTCCGGGTCGTCGCTGTCGCTTTCCACCACGATGGTATACTCGATCTCAAGGACGTACTGCCTCATACCGTTGGCCTGCAGGTGATGTCAACCCCGCCGCGTTCCCGTGGCCGCAGCGTTAGCCATATCCCACCAAGTGACTTAGGCATCACGATCCGCTCAATTGCCCAACCACCTGTAGCGCCAAACTCTTGCTTGTAGGTGCCAGTTTGCAAATGCCAGCGCTGCTCGATCCATGCCTTTCCGTTTTCCGCGATGCGGTAGCACGGATGAGCGACCATACTGCGCTCGTGGTTATGGCCGTTAACCATGATGTCCGCGTCAGGCGCAATCTGCGCATACCGGCCGCCGCCCATGGTGCCTTTGGTGACGATGCCGCCCCATGCGCCATGGTGGAAGAACAACGTGCAGCGGCGTGTGCGGCCGGCTGGTTGGCGGAACGCAAACCGCACAAAGCCTTGATAACCCATGTGCTCGGTGACGGCGCCATCGTTGCGCATGAGCCTGACCACGTTTTCTAGCGGGTCGATCTCTTGGTTATTGAGCACAGCGGTTTCGTGGTTGCCGTCGCCCATCATCAGGATCATGTTGCCGTATGGCCTGAGCAGGTCCGCCGACTCACGGAACACCAGATCGAAATAGTTGCCGCCGAGGTGCTCTGGCCTGATGTCGCCCTTGCTGCCGCGCCTGTCCTTTTTGCCCTGCATCAGGCAAAGCACATCACCAAACATCAACGCATGACCACCAATCGCCTTGCACTCTTCAAGGTGCTGCAGCAGCAGCTTGCGGTTGCATTTTGGGTTGTCTAGGTGGATGTCCGATAGCAGAAGAAAGGTTGCTTCTTCCTTGGTGCTGCTGTACGGTATCCGTATCTCCAATAACTCTGGCGATACTCTTGCAGACGTAATCGCCATGCCGTTTGTAGCGGCTTACACGGCAGTCTAATAGTCCCAGCGCACGCGTGGTCTGCCTTTGCGAATGCCTAGATGGACGAACCCCTTCGGCGCGCCATAGCCGACACTGTAAGGCCATTCGCGATCCACCCATGCCTGCACCTTGTTGATATCCGCGCCATCGACGTAGAAGTCAACAGCTCCCACATTGGGAGCGTCGTAAAGATGCTCACTGCCTGATGCACCACCGACAGCGCGGTTGATCGCTGCTGGCCTGTAGCCGCTGGTGATCGTAATGCGCTTACCGCCAAATGCCGTGCGCACGCGCTCCAAGAATGCTGCCAGCTCGGCTGCAGTGTCGATCTGATGCTGCGCCACGAACCGCCGCGCAGGATCGCCTAGCGCAAACTCACCAAGGGTGAAGTGTGCCGACAACTTGGTGCTGAACGGATCGCTGGGCTTTACCTTGTACGGCAAGGCTTGCACGGCCTCGCCCCACAGTCGCCCCTCAGCCTGCCGGCGGCGCAGCAACCCAGCTTCCACATTGGTGCCAGGGTTGCGATACAGCAGCATCGCCTCTGGCACTGCATCCCAGTCCTTTTCTTTCAGCCGCTTGCTGATCGTTTCAAAGCCAGTTGTGCCGTAGAAACCGCTGCCGAGGTTATAGGCAAAACTAATTAGGGCGCACTGCTTGTCGCCGTTCATGGCGTTCCAGAACGGCACGGTCGCCCGCAGTTTATCGGCAGTGCGCTCAATCTCGAGGTCCAGCAGCTTGCTGGCCTCAATGACCGTGATCTTGTCACCGCGCTGCACCTTGCGGCCGTCGCTGTACCTAGTGGTGCCGTAGCCGATGGTCCAAGGATCGCCGCCGCTAAGCGGATCAGGGTAAGCCGATAGGTGGCAACCTTCAAACTCTTTGATCAGTTTGGCTGCCGCCTCGTAGCTATGCAGCTTGCCTCCCTGCTGCCAAGTCTTGTACCACGGCTGGTCTTTGCTGAATAGTTCCGGCGCAACCTTTAATAGCTCTGCCTCTAATTCAAAGATGGCCGCCATTTGATGTGGCGTGCCGTGTTTGTAGTACCGGAACAGATCGCTCAGTTTGACCATGGTGATTTGATGCTCATGGGACCACCTAACAACCGGCTGTCGCCGGTCTGCAACTCATCGTCAATCAATTCATGTGTAATGACCGGCTCTGGCGCTATAGGTTGCGCAGCATGCCAATCAGCTTCCGCCTTGTCCAGCTTGGCCGGCAGCGTGTGCTCAAACCACCATTGCCGAATGGCTTGTTCAGCGCGGCGCTCCCATAAAGGCTTGCCAAAGCGGATCAACCCTTTTTTGCTTTGAGCAGGTTGAGGATCTGGAAAACCAGCTGGATGATGCTGTTGCTTTTGAGGGGAGACAGGGCGATCAGCTCACTGGCTGCTGCCACGACGATCCAAAAAGCAGGATGGGACAGGAAATCCATGACTAATGATGTGGGCGTGCCTCTAGCGTAGCCACCCGCTGCTCGACGCCATTGAGCCGCTTAAATGTCTCTTGGCGATCGCTGCGGATGTCGGTATGGAGCACTTCGAGTTGGGTTGCGATGTGCTCCACTGCAGCGGTAAGCCTGATCACTGCCTCGCGAGCTTCGTCGCTGCGGCGGCTGAAACCCATCGCGCCCATCGCGGCGACGCTGATGGATGCCCCAGCAACAGCAGCGATCAGCTCAATCATGGCTTCATGCTAGCGCTGCTTGCCAAGGCATCCCACTAGCTCTGGTGGGGTGGTGCTGCTCGTCCAGTTGGGACTGCAGGGCGGCTTCAATCTCGGCAACCTTTTCGGGGCCGAATTTGTCCTTGACCCAGCCGATGACCATTTCTTCGGTCAGGTCAGCAAATGGCACCATGTCGTCCTCGGGGCGCTCGAAGCCGAGACTGCCGTAGGCGCCGCTGGTGTAGGTGCCGTCAGCAGCGTTGACGGTGTAGTGGGCGGTGAAAACGTAACCGTCGCTGGTCTCGCGCTCCAGTTGAGCGATAGCCCAAGTAAAGATGGTGTCGGTCATGGTTAGTGGGTGACTGTAGGAGTCTAGGACGGGTCAGTAGGGAGTAGGACTACGACGCCTCAAGGGCTGCAACTTTGACTTCGAGGGTTTCGATGCGCTCCATTGCCTCCTGCAGTGCCTTCACTGCTTTCATGTAGAGCACGCTGTAGTTGACGCCCTTGGTGACTTCGCCGGTTTCGTTGCCATCTTCATCAAGGTCGGAAGTTTCGTAGACAAGGCCGGGTGAGACCTGCTCAACCTCTTGGGCAATAACGCCAATTTGAGTGTGCGTTAGCCCCTCTTTGAAATTGTATTTGCGTACCTGCAGAGCTTTAATGTCATTCCATTGAGAGGCAGCGGGAACAATGTTTTCTTTTAACTTAATGTCAGAGATTGAACCGTAGACACCATTAGTATTGTAAACATTTCCATCCGCTCTCACCCTGAAAACATTACCGCTACTTACGTCTGCGGCAATCAGGACGTGGGTAGTTGCAGCCGCAGTATTTGGCGTTTTTACAATAAAAGCATTGCCGCTATTGATCCCTGATGGTGTCCAGCGTACAACTAAACATGCGCCAGTGTTTTCGCCGCCGTTAAACTCATAAATATTGCCGCCTTCGTAGCTGCCAGAAATGCCAAATTTTGCATAACCTGCATTGTTAATCCTCATCCGCTCCGTCGGGCTGCTCGCTCCGTCGGCGGTAGTGGAGAACACTAGGCGGCCTGGCATGTCGTTAGCGCCAGGGGTGCCGTCTACTTCGCACTTGATGGTTCCGCCGGGAGTTTCATAGTCCCCACCGTCAGCTCCTTGGAACCGAATCTCTCCTAGAATATCTCCAGATTGAACAACAGTTGCGGCAGAAGCGGCGCGGCTTTTAATGAAATAGAACGCTGGACCGCCAGCATCGTTTCCTCTGTAAATACTGGCGTATCCGTAACGTGCTTCCGTCTGAACTTGTGCTGCAACAAAAGGTTCAACATTAAGCGCAGTAGACGTGCCAACTAACAGGCGGCCCGAGCTGTCGATGCGCATGCGTTCGCTATTTGCTACAGCAAATTTCAATGCTGACGTAGAGCGTTCTGTTTCAATCCAGTTATACACAACTCCAGGCAAATCAAAGCTGTATCTTGCATTGCCAGAAGTGTTAGATGTTAGTGTTACTTCTTGTGATCCAGTGCCAAAGCAGTGAAAAATAGAGCCAGGGCTCGTAGTGCCAATCCCTACGTTGCCTGAGGAGTCAAGCGTTACCCGTGCGGAGCCTCCGTTATAAAAACGAAGTTTATTGGATGAGTGCTCGTAACTTAATGCACATGCGGATGCGTTGGATTGATCTCCAAAATAAAGTTCGGCATATCCGGCATCAGAAGAAGTAATGTTAATAGCAACATTTCCGCTAGAGTTTTCAACTTCCAGTAACTGGCTAGGGCTACTAGTCCCCAGACCTAATCGGCCACTGGAGTCCAAAGTCATCGCCTGAGTAAAGGTGGCGGTATTGCCTGCCGTGCCGGATGCGGCATTATACCAAGTGTGAGCGCCTCGCTCTACTTCGTAACGGGATGCTCCCGCTGAAGTTCTGTAAATCCAATTTCCGCTAGTGTTATAAAAACAGTTTGTTGCTAGTTTTGTCGTAAAAGCATCGCCAACTACACCGCCTACTGTGCTGATCTCAAATGACTTTGTTGAACTATTCCAAGTGCTCGGCGTCACTCCAACACCAACATTCCCGCTCGCATCAACAAACAACCGCCCAGTGCCGCCCGTGCTGATGGCTACTTGATCGGCACCAGGGCTGTAGATGCCGGTGTTGGTGTCGCCGGTAAAGGTGATGGTTGGGGCGCCAGCAGTGCCAGTGCCGGTGCTGACAAGCCCGGTGGTAGCCACAGTTTGGCTGCCGAAGTCGGGGCTGATCTTGGTGCCGGCAATGGCGGCGGATGCATTGACGTCAGCGTTAACGATCACGCCGCTGCCAATGGCGGCAGTGCCAGTGCTGCCGATGGTGATGTCGCCGCTGACCTTGCCAAAGGCGTAGTCGGTGATGCGGGTGGCGGCTGCTTTGCGGTTGGTGCCGGCGCCGCCGTCATCGACGATGAACAGATCAGCATCAGCCAAGGCCGCGCCGATGTCAGTGCCGCCGTCGATGTTCAGCGCTGACAGCGATACCTTGTCGGCTGTGGCGATAGTGGCCAACTTGGTGTCGGCAATCGCAGCGCTGGCATTGATGTCGGCATCAACGATGGCGCCGCTGCTGATGGCCGTGACGCCGCTGCTGTTGACGGTGACGTCGCCGCTTAATGCAGTTGCAGTCGGGACGTTGGTGGCATTACCCAGCAGCACCGATCCAGCGGTGATGTTGGCCAGCTTGCTGTGGGCAATAGCAGCAGACGCGTTGATGTCGCCATCGACGATGGTCCCATCCAGCAGCATGGTGCTGGTAACGGTGCCGGTGTCGCCGGTGGTGACGACGGTGCCGGTGGTGTCCGGTAGCGTGATGGTGCGGTCAGCGGTGGGGTTCGTGACCGCAATAGTGGTCTCGAACGCGTCGGCGGTGGAGCCTTCAAAGCTCAGGCTGCCGCTGGTGCCGATCTCCAAGTTGCCGGTGATGGTGCCACCGGACTTGGGCAATGCAGCATTGGCTAGGTCATACGCGCTCTTGACCGCCGTGCTGCTGGCGATCGTGGTCGAGCTGGTGGTGCTGGTGCTGTCGCTGACCTTGGACTGCAGGCTTGCAGGTGTTACAGCGCGGGCAGTGTCGCTGCCGGCTTGGGTTTCGGCGTCAGTGGCAAGCTCCAGCAGACCCTGAACGGTGGTGCTGCCGATCGGGGTGGCGTTGACCCAGGCGCTGCCGTTCCAGATCTTGACGCCGACGGGAGTCAGGGAGTTGTCGAGCCAGACTTCGCCGGTGCTGTTGCCGCTGCTGCCGCCGGCTGCCGGGGTGGCGTTTGGGGCGGTGGCACCGACGTGGACAGGACCAACTTTGATGATGCTTGCGCCAGTGCTGTCCTTGAAGAACAGGCCAGGGCTGGTGGTATTGGTATTCAGCGCAATCTGGCCATCCGCGATTGCCGTTGTGGGGCGCTTGTTGGCGGTGCCACTGCGGATGTGCTTATGCGTTGAAGCCATTCCCTTAACTCCTGACGGACGGGATTACCGCACCAGTCTAGTATTCGCCGTCGTCGAGTACTACGTCGTAGGTTTCGAAGACGTAGGTGAAGTCGCGCCAAGCGGTGTAGTAGTTGGCGCCTTGGACTTTGAGGAGGACATCACCGGGTTGTCCGCCGATCGGGACGTTCTCGGCGCTGTAGACGAAGTTGGTTGAGCGGTGCGTCATTAGTAGGTGCCATCGTCCACCACGCCGATGGTCATCTCGCCGGTGCTGTTGTCGACCAAGACTTCGCTGGATTCCAGCACGACGCCGATCTGGGAGGTGGTGGCGATCTGCGCACGGCCCCAGAGCAGGACGAGGGCATCACGGACATCCGTCACACCGGTCATGTCCGGCGTGAAGTACGTGCCGTCGGACAGGATGTCGTAGTCGTTGAAGGTGCCCGTAGCGCCAGACACGACAGCAATCTTGGTCCAGTTGGCGCCAGTGCCTTGACTGAGGACCCAGTCACCAGCGGCTAGCGAGACTGTCGGCGCTGGTGTTGTGCCGGTACCGGCAGTCGTGACGATCAGGTAGACGCCGTTGTTCTGCGGGTTCGGCGCTCCTAGCGCTTGGCCGATGACCAGACCAGCCTCGACGCCGTACTGGTTCAGCGAAACAACAAGGTTGGTGCTGGCGTTGTAAGTACCACCAAAACGCAGGTTGAGCTGCGTCGGGCTGCCGTAACCGACAAGCAACCAGTAGCCATTGGGCACAGGGGCGACGGTGCCAACCCAGATGTAGGCCGAGCGGTCAGATGGGTTGATCCACCACTGACCGGCAAACTCAGGCGTTGGCGCGGTCTCACTGACCTGCGCGATACCGTAGTCGGCCAGCTGGGTAGCGGTGACGCTGTTCTCAGCAAGGAACGCCGAGCCGAATGTGCCGGTGGTGATCTTACTGGCATCCAGGCTTGGAACGTCCGAGGCAAGCAGGTTGGTGCCGGTGGTGACGTGACCCTGGGCGTCGATCGTGACCTTAGTAAAGGTGCCGGTCGCAGCACTGTTGCTGTGGTTCAGCACGCCAGCACCGGTAATGGTCAGGCCGGTACCAGGCTGGACGGCGCCGTTGGTGCCGCTGACGGCAATAGGCAGATCCGTTGCAACCAGTGCGCGGAAGGTAGGCGCTGCTGCAGCACCAGTTGCCGGGGCAGCAAAGACCGTGCCAGCCGTTTGGGTGTCAAGGCTGGTGGTGATCGTTGCGCTGAAGTTGTCGGGTTTGGTGACCGTGAACGCCAGCGGAGTGGTGTCGCTGAAGGTGATGGTTTGCAGCGCCGCGACCTGCTGCCATGCAGCACCAGTCCAGACATAGTTCAGACCGGTGTTGGTATTGATCCAGCCTTGTCCTTCAAAGTCGCCGCTACCGCTGGGGACGTTGCCGCTGACCACCGTGCTGGAGTCGGCCGCCAGCTTGGGCCCCGTTACAGCACCAGCCGCCAGTTTGCCGGTGGTGACGTTGGCGTCTAGGATCTTGGCGGTGGTGACTGCATCGGAAGCAATCGTTGCCGCAAAAGTGCCAGTGCCGCTGCCGGTTACGTCGCCGGTCAGCGCAATGGTCTGGTCGCCGGTGTTAGTGCCGCTGCTGGTGCCGGAATGGGTGCCGCTGAACGTGCCGCTTTGCGTGGCAAGACTGCCCAGCCCCAGCGTGGTACGTTGGTCGCCTGCACTAGCGCCAGCGATTAATGCACGGCCAGCACTGGTGCAGGTGATTTCTTCAATGTTGCCGGCGCCAGCACTGGAGCGACCCAGCAACTTGTCAGTGTCGCTAACGTTCTGGACCTTGGCATAGGTGACCGCGTCGTCGGCAATCTTGGCCGTTGCTACGGCCGAGTCGGCCAAAGCGGTGGTATCGACAGCACCGGCACCGAGTTTGTCAACTGTGACCGCGTCGTCGGCAATCTTGGCGGTGGTGACCGCGCTGTTGATGATCTGGCTGGTGGCGATTGCGTCGGCGGCAATCTGCGTCGTGGTGACCGATGCACCAGTCAGCTTTGCGCCAGGGACGCTGGCGTCTGCCAGATTCAGCTTGGCGTAAGTGATCTGGGTGTCGGCAATCTTGCCAACCGTGACCGCGCTGTCAGCGATTTTGGTGTTGGTGACGGCGCCGCTTGCCAGCTTGGCTTCTGCGACGGCACTGTCAACAATGGCGGCTGTGTCGACGGCATCATCAGCCAGTTCGGCGGCGCCAACGGCATTGGTGGCGATGGCGGCCGCGTCGACAGCACCAGCTTGGAATTTGCTGGAGGTGATGGTGCCGTCAGCGATTTTGGCAGCGGTGACGGCGCTGTCGGCCAAGGCAGCCGTGCCAAGGCCGGAGGCGTCGATCTTGGCGGTGGTGACTGCGTTGGCTGCGAGCTTGCCGGTCGTGACTGCTAAGTCCTCGATGCCGGCGGTTGGGGCAATGACCTGCTGAAAGGTGCTGCCGTCGTAGACGCTGAAGTATTTGGTGCTGCTGCTGACGTGACCGCGGCCTTCAAAGTTGTCCGAGGCGGGGGCGGTTGTGCCGTAGTTGATGCTGGAGTCGTTGGCCAGCTTGGCGGCGGTAATCGCGTCGTCGGCCAGTGAGACCGTGCCAAGTTTTGTGGCGCTGCTCTGGTTGAGCTTGGCAAGGTCGACGCTGGAGCTGTCAGCCAGAACTGCGCCAGCTTCAAAAAGGTCCTTGGCGGTGACTTTTTTGGTCTCGCTGGCCGAGATGTCTACGATGGGTAGGACGTCGATGGCCGCGACGTCAGCCTCGGCGAGCTGGGTTAGCTGCGTAATTCTCTGGTCAGCCATGCGCCAGCTCCGGCTACAGCAAAAAGTCTTCTAGCAGTTTAGTCGGTGACTTCAGTCAGGAGGAAGTCAAGATTTTGCTGCAGGCGGATGCGGTCGGTGTCCTCCTTGAGGATGTAGCCCGAGGGTTCGCCAATCAGAAGTTTGATTTCGCCGGTAGTGACGAAGTCGATGGCACAGTTGATGGTTTGGTCTGTGGCGACTTCGATTCCAGTGCGAGTGACCATCGCTTGGAATTCGTAGTAGATGTCCTGAACGCCAGGGTAATTCTCGTCTTCGGTGAGCTGAAGGTAGCAGTCAAATTCGCTGCCGATTTCGGTACGGTTAATGAGTTGCAGCATCAATAAGGAGTTTTCGACCAAGCCGCTGTTGGTGGCGTTGAAGATGCAATCGATCGAGCCAGAGCCGCTGATTAGACCTGCCGAGTACATCCGCTTGAAGCGGTCGGACATGGTCGTGGTTTCCAGGGATTCGCGGTCGGTGTTAAAGCTGAAACTTCGGACGTCGCCAAGAACACGCTCGACAGAGCCGTAAATCTGGACCGTAAGCGGGATGGCATCTCCGGTGAAGGTTTCTACGGGATACTCAACGCTGCGGTCGTTGTTGATGGCAGCGCTAAAAGTATTGAAAAAACGGACACCGCCGATAGCATTGACGTTGGCGTAGGCGACGACTTGGTTGAGCGTGGCACCACCACCGTCAGGCCAAGTGGAGCTGGGCAGGAAGTCGAGGCCGCGGGCATCTGTAGTGGTGATGACCAATTGGTCGCCGGTCAGCAGGTTCTCGACGGAACCTTCCAAACCAACGCGGTCAAGAATTGTGTTGACGTCTGCGGGCAGGACAGAACTGGCAAACATGCCAGCAGCCCTACGGCGAAGTTTGACTTTGCCGTACTGCCCTAAAAAGTACGTCATGCGTCAATGAGTTCGCGGAAGGGACCGTCAACGGTGAACTGGATGGCCACTGAGGACAGTTCGCCAGTAGAAACCTGCATCGAAGCACTGGTGATGTAGGCGTTAAAGGCGATGTCGTCTTTAATGTCCCCGAAACCAGCGGTCTGACCCACGCGCAGAACGATGCCGATGCGGTCAGACTCGGTCACACCAGCAGTGCTGGTCTTCATGATGCGGTTCAGGAACTGGTCAAACTGCACGCCGGGCTCGGTGCTGGTGGTGCCTTCGCGGCGGTAGTACAGGACAGTGGCGCTGCCGGTCGAGCTGACGGCACCAGGGGTATAGCTCTTGACGGCGGTGTCAACGGTTGTGGTTTCCAGCAGCTCTAGGCTGGTCTCTAGTGACCAGTCACGCAGCTTCAGGGCCTGCTCGGTGCTGTTGGGGCTAACGACTCCGCTGCCGACTGAGGTCAGGAACAGCGCACCAGTGCGCCCGGTAAAAAAGGCCATGGTAGGCGTAGCTTGATGGTGCCAGTCTAGCGTTGGATAGCAAAGAGGTTGTCGCTGAAATCCGCAATCAGCGAGTTATCAGCAGCGTCGCAGGGAAAAATTGTGCCGCGGATAGTCACCTCGCCTTCTTCGTCCATCTGCACCTCGCTGACGCGGTAGACGCGACGGGATTTTACCTTGGTGCCGATGACATAGAGCCAACCTTCGCGGGCTGTCAGTGCTGGAGCAACGCCATTGCTCACGGTGGCGGTAGTCTGTAGCACACCGCTACCGCTTTGGTAAAGCAGGAAAGAGTAGCTGCCGTTGCGGACTGTGTTGTCGACGGGAGAGTTGAGTTTGCCATCGGGGCCGATGACGCCGGTGGTGATGCCATCCCAAGCGTTGTGGCCGATATCGACGTAAATGTACGAGCCAGGTGAGATCGGGCTTGTGGTGGGGTAGGTTTTGAACTCGATGGCGGAACGGACGTGCCGGCGGGTGTTGCACATCAGCTTGCCGAACAGGATGGCCTGGGCCTCGTTGGTGACAAAAGCCGATGCGTCGAATGACTGCAAGATGGCATTGGCTGTGTTCGTGTCGCGGCGTTGCACCGTGATCGAGCGGTTTACAGCAAAGGTGCCGTTGCTATCGAGTGAGCGGTAGATGACAGTGGCGATGATGTCTTGGACGTTGGCGTCATAGTCGAGAAACTCTTCTTTGTAGCTGTCTTCGAGGATGTTGCCTTGGTTGAACAGGGCCGTTATTTGGATCTGGCGTTGGATTGCACCAGTGGTTGGATTGTAGGGGATGCTTGGGATCAGGGTTTCGCGGCCGCCGATGCGGGCAAATTCCAACAGACTGAACGGTGCATTGGCTGCCCAGAAACTGCGCCAGCTCTGGCGGTCGGCAATGAGCGCATCCATGAACAGGTTGTTTGCTTGGCAAAATCGCTTGCTGATTGCCAGTTGACGCAGATCGATGCCGTTGATCTTGGCGTAGTTGCCGATGCCGTCTTGCGCGTCGAGGATGGTATCTAAGAAGATGTCAGGCGCAAAGCTGGTTGGGCCGTTGGGCGTGACGGGGTAGTAGCGATAAGTTGGGCTGCCCCATGTGTTGCTGTTTTCGTCGTTGCCGGATGTGCGGATGCGACGGACTGGCTTGCCGCCGGTGACAAAGGCGGAAAACGAGCGCATATCCTGCAGGCTCTTACCGCTAAACACGTTGAAGCCGATCAATGCCAAGTTGGAATACAACGCAGACGTAAAGCTTTGCGTCAGTTGCTCGCTGACAGCAGTGATGCCCATTTCAGGGCCACGCTCGAATGATGTTTGCAGTTGGGTGTCGGCGTCAAGGTTGAACCAGTCCCACTCGTTGGTGCCGTTGGGTGAGTCGTTCAGCGGCGGTAGGCCGTTGATTTTGCTGTTTTGCGTAAAGCCGGTGAAGTACAACTCCCGACCAGAACCAAGGCTCAGCGTCGCGGCGTTGCCGGAATTTTGCAGATAGAAATACCGGACAGTGCCATTGGACTGGCGCATGAAGCTGTGTTTGGCGATCTCTGCCACTGGATCGACGATGGGTTCCAGTCGAAACTGCCAGTTTTGGGCGGTGGCGCCGCCGTTGAATTTGATGTAGATAAAGTTGTCCTGCTCGGCTGCACGGCGGATGGCAAAGATGCCAGGTGCTGTGGTATAGGCGCCACCGGCGATGCGGTAATGCAGCAGGAACAGAGATACACGTTGCTGGATACCGTTGTCGCTGATGGCATAACCGGCACGGCGTTCGCTGCCGTATGTCTGCTGCCTACCGGAGATGCGACGGTAGACCTGCGCCTTCAACGCAATGTCGACAATGTTGCAAGGTGAAACGGTGGTGTACGAGGCTTCTTCGACGCGAGCAATAGCTTTGAGATAAAAAAGCTCATCGCTGCCTACTGTTGCTGCACGCTCGGCGGCGACATATGTTCTTAAAATTGCTTTTTCATTTTCTGTTAAATCACGAGAAAACCCAACATCATATGCGTAGGCGTAGCTATTTCCGTACTCGTCATACGTATAGTCATACAAGGTTTTCCATATTTGCCCTGAGGCCAGTAGCTCGGTTGCATTGTTGATTGTGTCTCGTTCATCTTCTGCAAGCAGTGCATCAACGGTTGCTTTGTTATTTATATAGCTCGGCTGATTTTTGTAGTCGGCTGCGGTATCAGTAACTTCGTCGTACTGGTACGACAGGGAAGGGGCACGTCCGGCTTCGATACAGACCAGATCCACAAAAAAGTCGCCTTCGTCGGTGGTAGTGCCCGTGATGCGGCTGATGCGGTAACGAGCAGAGCCCAACTTGAAGATGCCGGCATCGTCGAACACGCTGGCCAGCGTCCGGCGGGTGTCCATGGCGCTACGCACCAGGTCGTCCTCGAAAGCGGTGCCAGTTGGCGGGTTACCTGTTGACTTGAACTGCAACTGCAGTGTCTGGCCGAGTGAAATGGTTGCTAGAGCTGCGGGCCAGCCGGTGGCATAGATCTCGATGTTGCGGGAACCTTTGTCGCCAGTTTCGTTGCGCAGGTAAGTATTGACATTGATCGGAACAGGGCTGTAAGCGCCAAAGATGTTTGAGCTGCTGGGCGAGTACGCCTGGCTGAAACCATCTACGCGGGTGTTGCTGACGGCAGGCTGCAAGCGGTAGGGATTGTCGTTGGCGCTGCCATATTTTGTTGGGTCAGTATCGCCAGAAGCATTTAATTCATCAGCCCAGCGCAATGCGCCAGTGGCATCGTCGTTGAAGTAGATCCATTTGTTCTGCGCGATCAGGTCGGTGATGACTGTTTGACCGAAGGCGGATTTAAGCGGGTCGATCCGCGTGATGGCGCCACCAGCCAGCAGCATTAGCATCTGCAACAGTTGATTGCTGCCGTAGCTTCGGACTGCGGACCATAGCAGCGAACCGGCAACACGGACGCCGCCGTTAGCGTTGCCGCTGCTGGAGCGGTCTGTGTAAACCAGCGGGACAGTGTCGCCGTATTTGCCGAGTTCTTGGACGCTGTTGAAGCCGAACCGTGGCGAAAACCGCTGCTCACGGGTTTGGCGTTCACCGCCTGCTGTCGAAATTGATGGTATTTCGGGGCGTGGTGTCAGTAGTACAGAAGCAACCTGGAAAATGACGCCGACGATTGTCAGAACCAGTGCCGTAATACCAAAGTCTGCTCTGGTGTCAAAAACTGTGCCTTCTTTTGCGTCGGTATATGCTTGCTGGACAGCAAGGAAGTCTAGGTATTCTTCTTTGGTGACGCCAAGGGCAGCAATAAGGTCGTGCTCGTAGGGCAGCAGCTTGCGGGTCATCGCTCCATCCAGAAGAATTGGCCGGTGCCTTCTGGCAGCTTGGCTCTTACTACATTATGAGACGGGCCGATAAAAACAGTGCTGCCGTCCTCCATGACGGTGCCGAGGGCTGCGCCAACGTCGGAGGGCAGTAAAGCGACGGCGGCCGATTGGGGGGTGGTTAGGCGGCTGCCATTGTGCAAGAGCCAGCGGGCCATGCGGATTCGCGGGAAGGTGTCGTTATTGAACTCGTTGTAGACCCAAGCGAAGGCTGGTGCGTAGTCCGCCAAGCCGAAGCGGCGGTGGATTTCGCAGGCCAGCTGAAAGCAGTCGGTGAGGCCGCTGTTGTCGTCTGGCCGGTGGCCCCAGCCGTAGGTCAGTCCAATCAGGTCGTTGACGTTGATCACTGCAAAATCAACTGGGCGTCAAGCGGCAGCGGGCCGACGAGTTCGCGGGTGAGGATGCGGTTGGGAAAGTTGCTGGTGACGCTGTCGATGGCTGAGCGGAAGCGGAGTTCCAGCGTGGTGTCGCTGATGCTGCTGCCAACGCCGACGTAGTACTCGACTTGGATGTTGTTGGTGTAGCTACCGTCAGCGGTAAGCCATACAGTGGTTAGTTCCAGTGTGCTCAGGCGGTTACCGTCACCAGCTTGCAGCATGACGACACCAATCTCTAGGTTGGGAAATAGGATCTGAAGAATGTTGTTCTCGCCGTTGAGGCTGGCGATGGCGCCTTCGGCGCGGAAGGGGGCAAAGCTGTAGGTGCGGTTGCTATAGATCTTGTTTTCGTTGGCGTAGTAGTTCTGGAAGAAGTGGCGGTTGCCGCTGCTGGTGGTCAGGTCGAAGAACTGACAGATGCGGATGTCCATCAGTCGTCGAGGAGGGGATTGCGGATTTCGCCAGCGAGGTTAATACGGACGTTGTTGATGCCGGGGCGGATAGTTTGCACTTCTGGTGGACCAGCGTATTCCCAGCGCAGGCCGTCGATGCTGGCGTTAGCGCGAGTAGCCAAGGTGCTGGACATCCCAGCGGTGACGTTGCTGCTGAGGGTGAAGCGGCGGTTGGCCGCAGTCTGGCTGCGGTAGTGGTCCAGCAGGGTGACGACGGTGGCGTCAGAGATGCTGTCGAACTCCAGATCGAGCTGGGCGCCGTAGGGGGAGTTGCCGTAGGTGCGCTTGACGGTGGCGCCGCTAAGGGCGCGGTAAGTCTTTTGTGGGTACACGCCAGGACGGAAGCTGCGGCCTGTTGGTGTGATCGAGGGGAACGTGGCCATCAGCGGATACCGATGCGGCTACGGGTTTGCGGTGATTGCTTGATGCGATCCAGGGTCATCGACATGCCGCGGCTGGCGCCGTCGCGGGTGGCTTGGCGGCGGGTTTCGGCCATGGCCGCCTCCAGTTGGTCTCTACTGACGTACTCTACGCCGCCGATGCTGGTTGTCTGGAAGCTCATGTTGAGCACCGGCGAGCCGCTGCCAGGTGCGGCGCCCATGGCGCTACGCAGGTTGTCGTTGGAAACGATGCTGCCACTGCTGCCAGGCACAAACAGCTCAGGGCCGTGTTCACCGACGACATAAGGCGATCCAGCGGAGACGGGGCCACCATTGGCGCGGAAACCAAAACCTCTAGCAAGGAACGAGAATATGCCTTGAGGATTACCCGCGCCACCTCCTAATGCACCAAGTGCTTGGGCTATTCCATACATGATGAGCATATTCCCAATTGTTGCCAGCAATTTGCGGCCAATATCTCCCAGCGCATCGCCAAGTGTTTTAGTGCTATCAGTGACTGCATCAATAGCAGAAGAAAACGCGCCAGCGACACTGCTAGACATCCTCTCGAAAATTTCTTCATTTTTGCTGCTTTCATTTTTTATCTGTTCGGTAATCATCAATATGTCTTTTAATTGCTTTAACTGCTTATCAGTAAGATTTAATTTTGTAATCGCATCGGATTTAAGTTGTTGATCAATTTGTAATTCAGCGCGCTTTAACGGATCTTTTTGGCGTGCCAGTTCTAATTCATATTGTGCACTACTTAGCAGTTCGTCAACTGCCAGAAGGCGTTCGGTCTCAGCCTCTGCTGCTTGGTTGTATTGCGTTTGTAGTTGTGCATTTAAATCTATCACAAGATTACGTCTTTCTGCGTTCAGATCACGCAATTTTTCACTTACGTTGATGCCATTTGCTTGCAATACATCGCGCTGTGCTTCTACTTTTGCAATAGTCTCGTTAATAGCAAGAATTTCATTGGCAATAGAGCGATACTTGCCAAGAAACTCAACCATGCGCTTGGCTTGGTCGGTGCCAGCCCCACTCATCCGTTGAGCTGTTTGTAATTCATTAAATGCTTGCCGCTCTTCAAGCGTGCGTTTAACATCGCCACCGATCAATTCATCGAGCGACTTGCGGCGTGGCTTTTTCTCTTTTTCCGCAAGCAAAGCTGGTGTTGCTGGTGTCTGTTGTGCTTTTGGTTGTTGTACTTTTTGCAAATCTTGCAAATATCCTTGCAATTCTTTACGCAATCCAGTAATTGCGTTTTGCTGCTGCATGATGTCGGTAATAATATTATCCGGCAATCCTTGTGCGCCAATGCGTTGTAATTGCGCGTTAACTTGATTAACGGCGTCTAGTTGTGCTTGTATGCCGGCTACATTTTTACGCTGTGGTGCCCGTTGAATTTCCTGTAGTATTGATCGCGTGCCTTCAAGTGCCGCGCCGCGTGCGCCAAACGTTAATTGTTGCGCGACTGCTTGAATTCGACGCGAAAAGTTTGCACTTAAGCCAGCGCCAATTAAATTGTTGATTTGATTAATTGCATCAATTGCTTGACTTAAAACTGTTTTAATTATTGGCGATAACTTTTGGCCGATGGTACGAGCAAGTTGCTCAACGCCATCTGTTAAGGTGCTAAATTTGCCAGCAAGCGTATCACTTTGTGCGATAGCACCATTAGCGTATTTGCCACCTGCACTTGTAAGACGAACAATTGCAACCTCGACTGCTTCTGCGCCGATGCGGCCTTTTTGTAGTGCCTTTTGGAACTCGTCTCCAGACAGGCCATACATCTTGCGCAGTTCTGCCTGGAGCGCAATGCCACGCTCTTGGAACTGCAGCAGCTCTTCACCCTGCAACCTGCCTTTGGCCTGCACTTGGCCATAAGCCGTTACCAGAGTTTGCAATTCAGCACCAGTGGCGCCGCTTACGTCGGCCAGCCTCCTAGTAGTCTCGACAACTTTATTAGTTTCAACGCCAAATGCTTGCAGCCGCTTTGCCGCATCAATTAACTCAGTGCTGGTAAACGGTGTGACCGCGCCAAGCTGCTGCAGTTCTTGAATGATCTGCTTAGCTTTTTCCGCGCTGCCAGTTAATACTTGCAAACTGCGGGTTTGACTTTCTAGCTCTGCAGTTTTGGCAAAAATAAACTTAGCTGCCTGTATACCAGCAAATGCAGCCGCTAATTTGCCAACGGCGGCGCCAAGGCCGTCAAAAGCACGTTGGGTTGCGCCGGCTTGCGACTGAACGTCACGCAGCTTCGAGACGGCAGCGCGGCTGTCAACGTTAATAGCAACGTTTGCTACGACAGACACGGCCTACCGTCGGTGTTGCTTCATTCTACGTTCTTGGTCTTCATTGAGCAGGTCAAAATAAGCTGACCATAGAAGCAGTTCCTCTATGGTCAGCTCTGACTTGAGCCGTGTCAAGGTGTAGCCCAATTCCTTGGCTACACCCAGTTGCAGCATCAGCAGGTTATCGCGCCTTAGCTCTGCCTTTAGGGCTTTTCATGTCCACCTCTTCGGTAGCCTCCGGGTCGGTAATGATTGCAAGCATCATGGCTTGCAAATCGCTATCGAGTACTTCGTTCTTCAGCTCAGCGATTTCGCCGGCTTGGAACAACCGCTGGCCTGCATCGTCCACTGCTTTGGTAATAAGCAGGTTGAGAGCAAAGCCATTGGTTTCATCACCACCGGGCATCTTTTGCGCCCGTTCACGTTCGGCCATGGTTAGCGGCGTCGCGTAAAACTCAAACTCGGTGCCATCGTTAAGAATGACAGTCCGCTTAGAGGGCGTTAGATTGGCTGCCTTTTTCAGGCGTGCAAGTGCAGTAGACATCAGGCGCTCGTGCTGAAGTCAAACGATGGCGCACCGGTTGGGCGGAATGTGATTTCCACCTGTTGCGCATCGTCTGGGTTGATATTGAGGCTAGCAGTAAGCAGCACCGCGTCCATGCTGATACTGCGGCTAAGGGTTTCGGTTGCCTGCAGGTCGGTGTACAACTTGAAAGCGCAACCGACCTGCTGACGCTGCAACACGTCTTCAACCATGCGGTTGGACAGTGCAGCATCCTCGTTGGTCACATAGACGGTAGCAGTGCCGCTGCCATCTGCAAAGCCAGGAATGTAAGCACGGAACGGCGCGTACTGACCAGCGGTTTGGCCGATGGTGGTGACGTCGATTTCAGCGCGGTTGATCTCAAAGGACCAAGACTGCACCTGCCCAACAGCTGCGTAGTCGGCGTAGTACACCTCGAACTCATTGGGAGCAACTGCGGTACCGTCGTCGGTGATGGCGAGGATGGTGCCGCCAGCAGCGGTCGAGACGGTCAGCGCACCAGTGTTAGCGGTGTAGCTGAGGACGTAGTAAGTGGTGGCAGCCGAGATCGGAGCGGGCAGGGTGCCAGAGCCAGCGCCGCCGGTTTGACTGTTGACCACGCGGAACTTGACCGGATCGCCAACCTTAAGGTTCAGGTAAGTTTGGACCGTGATGACGTCGGTGCTGATGTTGACGGCAGTTTCACCGAAGGTGCCGGTGGTGCCAGCAGGTTTGTAGTAAAGCGCGCCGGACGTACCGGACAAAACTGTAACAGCCATGTTATGGGCGGTAGTTGGCTGGCGTCAGTCTACATACGCTTCAAAGGTCATTACAACTTGCGTTTGAAAGTACGGTTCAGGTGATGCTGGCGTTACTTGCGATGGCCCAGATGCGGCGTCAAAGATAATGCTGCTGAATTTTGCCCGGTCGAACAAGTCCTTGACACGCTCTGCGATGGTGAAGTTTGCACCAGCGCCAGCACCGACAGGCGTAAAGACGTTTACCACAAGCGTGCCATTCTGCCGGTTAAAGCCAGCGCTGCCGATTGGTCGCAGAGTTGCGTAAGCATTGTCGCCAAAGCGGATAAATGCCTGCAGCCAAGGCGTGTTATTGGGCGGACTGAACGGAACGTTCTGATAACTGACCGGATATGCCGGTGCAATGGCCATCTCGGTGGCGATGCGGCCTTCAATGGCAGCGCGGACGTCGTTGTAGGTGCTGCTCATGATTCTCTGCCGATGCGGTCTGCGTTGACGCGGACAAACCCTTGGATGTCCTTGGCGATGCCTTGGACCCAGCCAGCTGGCGCCTGCTTACTGCTGCCATTGGCCAACGGTTCAGCATATGGCAAGTTGTTATGGACTGAGTAGATGTTGCCTACCTGCTCTTGCTGGTAGTTCATCTTGCGCAGTGGAAACATAGGGCCAGCAGGAGCGCTGGTCTTGTCTCGATTTGGATTGTTTGATGGCTGTTGCGGACCTGCGTCGTATGCACCGGCGGCATTTTCGCCAACCTGCCAGCTAGCGCGAAATCTTCCGGTATCGACAGGGCTGGCCAGCTTAAGGCGGCTATCGGTTTCCAGCACCGCAACCCGCAGCAGCTTTTCATACTGCTGGCTGGCGTAGTCGCCAATGTCTGCAATGCGGATGGTACGTGCCATCAGTCCCTCAGGATCAACTCGTAGGTAATGGCCGTGTTGTCCTGCTCGATGGTGCGCACCTCGATAATCTGCAGGCTGCGGCTGCTGATAATGACGCGGTCAGCCGTGGTCGGTACACTTGCCAGATCAGCCGCTGCAATCATCAGCCGCTTATCGCCTGCTTGGATAAGATCATTAGCCTGACGCAGGTTGACATCCTCCAACACACCACGAACCGTGGTATCTGTGGTGGTCTCAGTCGCTGCACCAGTAGTGGTGTTATACGCGCCAACCGTTACGCGACGGATGGTTGCAACACCGCCAAACTTTGCCATCAGCTTGCTGGCAACCTTCCGTAGCGGGCTGGCAAGTGCCATCAGATCCGGTAGGCGACGACTTTGCCGCTAGCCAGCGTGACGCTGGTAAACACGCCGTCGATGAAATCGCCCTTGCCAAGTGGAACCGACGTAAATGCATTGCCGGTTGCGTTTTGAACCGTAGCAGTGCTGATCACAGCATCGGCAACGGCGTAGAGCCTGTAAAACCTGCCGGTATGAGCTGCCGTATCGGTGATGTACTCAAAGCCAATGCTGTAATCGTCCATGGTCAGCTCCTGCGGATGGAGAAATTGCCCGGTCCACTGATTCTAAGCCCTGTTAGGTATCGCTCCATAATTGGCGGCACCTTGTCAGCACCAACGGCGCCGTAGCCAAGGTTAGGCGTCACGTCAATGCTGCCGATCTTGACGTTCTTGTAGTCCTCCAGTCCGCTCAGGCCAAGCCCGTCCGGGTTGTTGTGCAGGTACGTTGCCAGCACCACCTGCGCGTACTGAATCTGCGTAGGGATCTCGGTATCGGTGAAATAGTCCGTCGTGATGCGGAACGGAAACCCTACAGCGTAGGTATTGATATAGGTGTCCGGCTTGCGTACGCCAGTACGCGGCCACTGCAGTGCCTGCGTATCGGTCGCCCGTGCGCCAAGGAACCGCTCACGGTCTAGCCGTTGCGTTGCGGTAAACAATGCCCGATTCTTTTGGTCAGTGGTAGCCGATGCCCATGCGGTGACATCAGCATCTTGCACAAAACCGTCAATGATCGCCTGCGCTGCTGCCAGTGTCAGGTAACTGTTTGCGTCGGCCGCGCCTGGCGTGGCCACGATTGCTATTGGCATCGTCAGGCTCCGGTATGTCTAGTTTAGGCTCTGGCATAGAAAGAGAGGCCACCTCCGTAGAGGCAGC